CACTTCGTAAACTTCCTCAGCTTGTAACTGAAGTATTTCGGTCATTGTCTTATTGTACTTTTCACCTAATGCCTTAATTGTCATTTTTGCCCCGAATTGTTTGAACCTATCAACATTGGCTAACTGTTCTGCTGGTGTTGGTTTGTAGTCGCCTAGTCTTTTATATCGTTCAAAGAACTCAGACAACTGAGCAAAAAAAAAGCGCCTATTGGATGTACAATGTCGGTCGGCATATCGGAGTAATCAACACCCGTATAGAGTTTCATTATAGGAATGATTACGTCTAACGGAGTTTCAGTTGATTGTAATAACGCCTTTGCCCCCTCTATTTTACCGTAGCTTTCACGACCTATATCAATCGGACTTGCACCGTCTAAATATGCGTTCGGTTGCTCCACAGTGAACGACATAGCCATGAGTATTGCGCCTAAACTTTCAGCATTAAGCCGTTCAAGTTGCTCAATACTTACACCCGTCAACACGCTAACTTGTTCAATAGGTTTATTGACTTTGTTAAACGCTATGTAGTTTTTATAAGGCACATCACCCCACGAAGTAGGTATATTGATTTCGGTATCGTTTATCTTCCCTATTATCATATCATTGAGTTTTTTCGGATTGAGGTAGCGTAACTTTTAACATAATCAAAATATTTACGCATCATAAATACATCTCTAAAGTCTGGCGACCTACATAGTATTTCTTTTATCTTTTCCTTTGGCAATATTCTTAGTTTGCCCTCTTTATCCATTTCATAGGTTTTCAACTGCTCTAAGTCTTCAATTATCATTTCTCTATGCTTTGAACTAATATCGCAAGAAATTGAAAACTCATGGTCATTTATCTTTTCGGCTAATCCATAACAGCATTGAGATTGCAGATTTTGATAATTCTCGCCATCCAAAGCACGGGCGTTATTTGTAAATCCTAGTATTCCAGTATTGTCAACAACACCACCGCCTATTCCATCTTCGTCTGCTATTGATTGCCTATTGCCTATCTTATACTTCTTTTGCAACGTCTTAATAGCGTTCTGAATTTCAGTTGTTTTGCTCTTTTCAAAAGTAACCATTTCAATTACATCCCAATTATCCCATGCGCAAATAACCGCTAAGTCACTTCCCATCCTAGCTATGTCGGCTGTCAAATAGTGCTTCCCGTTTTTCTCGGTATCATTTGAGAAGATGTCTAGTATGTTGTCGTAATCACATAAAGTTGTTGGGTCGTCGTCATATTCCCAGTTTCCTTTCAATAACCTTTCCTTTGCATTCTTAGATAGAATCTTGTTTAAGTTATCTAAATAACCACTATCTAACATTTTATTATCTTCTGGTAATGCTTGGATAAACTTTTTGTAAGGTTCTAGTGTACCAGCCTTATTTGGTTTATAGTAATCTGAATATAAATAATTCTTTGAAGGGTTGCACGTTTGAAGTAGTTTACCAACAATATTATACTTGTCGTTTTTCCACCTCCCGATTGAAGCATGAAGGTTTTGTTTGGCCTCTATTTCAAACTCACCAGCTTCCTCAATCATGCCTCCAGTCATTTGCATTGAACCAAATCGCATATAGAGCGGGTCGCTAGGTAAGTACTTAGCCTCTAGTAAAAATACTTTTGAGCCATTGAATAAAGTGAAAAAATTATCCGTTCCATTGAACTTATAATAATCTTGAGTTATTCCCCATATACCAAAAACTTCATGTATTGTTGGAATAGTAAACTTTCTAATGTCGTTTAGCTTCTTTCTGGCAATGAAGTAATGAGTTTCTGGATAAATAAAGGCATCCCCAAAGATAAGGTTTGCACCCCCAAATGATTTTCCACTACCCTTAGAACCTCCATAAACTATATCGGTAATCGTAGGGTCAACCCACGCCAAAGCCATTTCTTTTTGCTTCTGATTGCCGTTCGTATTAAATTCAAGAATCATTATTTAACAATCATTCCAGTTATTTGCTGTACACCAACAACTCCAGAATGTTCTGTTTGGGTTTTATCTCCGTATTTTTTAGGGGCAAGTTTACTAGCTATCCATTTTCTTGCATCGTATCTTATTTTACTTCTACTAGTAACCTCTCTATCTTCAACGTTATAAGATTCATTGCCTTTTGTAATAGTCATAAAGTCATTGCTACCATCGTCAACAATTTCAAGAATCTCTTCAACTAGGTAGTCGGCTTGTAGTTCTTTCGCGCGCGCGTACTGTTCGGAAAACTCTTTGTTTTCTTTAAGCCACTTCATTAAACTAGATACATCTATCTCATTTTCAGCACATATCGCACGAAGTCCTTTGCTTGATGTAGCAATGGTTTCGCAAATCTTATCTGCCAACTCCTGAGTAAATTTACTTGGTCTTCCCGTCATAAATCAATGACTTATCTTATAAGTTTGACACGGTTTTAAATCCACCGAATCGAATGTATATTTATACTTATTGTCGTAATAAGCTATTTGATACTTCCCTTGTTCTTTCGGAAACGATGTAGTTGTACCGGCTGTAAAAATAGCCTCAGTCTTTCCATCGTTGCCATAAATCAATATGCCTCCGTATGTACTCGAATAAACCTCAATATTTCCTTTTGTTGAACCACAAGCGTTTTCTTTCGAGCAACCACCCAAAAGAAGTAAAGCCGAAAATAAGATTGATAGTATTTTCATTGTGCATTGTTTAAATTCAAAACTGCCAAAAAAAAACCGATTAACCAAGTTTAGTGTGAAAAAATACAACTTCATTCACTGAAATCTGTATCTGACTCATTAATATCTCGTAATCTTTTACAAGCTAATAACTCAGCTTTTTGATATGGTGAAATTAATCTATAAAACGTTCCAGATGAGTTGTGTCCAGCTTTTTTTATAGCCTCTAAAATAGTATAACCATCTTTTACAAATTTTAATACACTGTTATAAAGTAAATCTTTATCGATTGGAACAAATTCTTTCCTCCCATATTTTTGTCGTTGATACTTTCTGTGGTAACAATTACTACACAACCCTTTACAAATCGGTTTTTTTTTATTACATTCTATACAACATTTACCTTCCATCCCGTTTTATTTTAATTGTTATAAATCCCCTCAATCACCAACCGACAAGCATAGTCGGCTATTTTTAAATCTTATTCATTACAACCGCATCAAATCCATATTCTTTCAACTCATTAAGCCTATATTCCTGCAATGGTGAAACTTTACCTTTTTCACTTTTAACCTCTATAAATAATGGCTTTTCATTCAATTTTAAACATATTAAGTCTGGAATACCGTTCTTATTTGTCTTAATCAATTTTAGCACAAACCATCCATCTTTTTCGTATTTGTCTATTATCTTCTTTTGTATCTGTTGCTCAGTCATTGTATGTCTTTTTAAATACTGAAAGTGTAAAGTCTTTTTTATTCGATACTGCTTTGTAAATTTTACTTTCTATTCCACCTTTAGAGAATATCCAATAAACATCATTTGTTGTGCGCTCCATAGTAGTTAGCCTATCTCTACTTTGCCAGTATGAAACGGCACTAAAATCAATATTAAAATAAACCAAATATTTAGCATTAGCAAGTGAAATCCCTTCCCTTCCGGATACAATTTGAAGTGCAATATTTTTGTTTGAGTTGTCAAATTCTGACAAGTCATCTGTAAGTAAGTCACCAAATACTTCTTTTAGCAAGTTAAATTCTTCTTTGAATTTATAGAATATTGCTATTTTTTGACCTTCAAATTTATCTTTGATAAAGAAACCTTTACTATGGTCAATAATCATGCTTTTGCCACTTTCAAACTTTACTGTTCCGCTATAAATTTGATGTAATTTACTCATTTCTTTTACTGCTGTATCTGCTAAAATTGCTTCAAATACACCTTTTACCACCTTGTCTTTTTTAAGCGATTTAGCTATGTTGTATGTAGATTCTAACATATTGCAGTAAAGTATATTTTCATTTACCGATGTTTCAAAACCTGCATCTTTTTGAGTGTATCGAATGAAATATTTATCAATAATAGGTTTTAGTATATCAATTTTTGCTTGTGAGTAATCGTTTATTATTCCAAATCCTAAGTGTTTTTGCTTCACATTTACAAAGTCTTTTGCCCATTTATAAAAGTTAGTATAATACCCAAATGGAGTGTTATTACTTATCCAAAATTGGTGAAATATTTGGGAATATGATTCAGGATGTGGAGTTCCAGAAAGAAATATCATTGGCAAATTAGCATACTTTTTTTTGATTAATTGCGTTACCTTATTAGGCTTAGGGAACGCACCATTTCTGTGATGTTCGTCACTAATCAGCAAATCGTATTCACCATTAATAAGGTGCAAAGATTCGTTATTGATAACGGTTAAAGTAAATGTATATCCAAAGTTTTTATAGTCTTTTTCTATTGAAGATATGGCTTTCTTTTTGGTAATGAATAGCACATTTTTAGAACCGTATAGTTTAGCAATTTCTAAAGCTGTCAAAGTTTTACCAGTTCTTACCTCCATTGCAAGGTAAACAATTTTATGCTTCTTTAGAATCTCAGCACCTTGTACTGATAATTCTTCTTGGTAATCTCTTAGTTTCATGCTTTTGAAATTATTACATAACGTCCATTTAAATCCCTTCCATCATTTACATTAAAATTTTTTGACTTAATGTAAATATTAACCCATTGCCAAAACTTCTTATTTGATAGCCATTTTTTAAAATCTGGATACTCTTCAATAAAGGCATTAAATAAAACGCCCTTATAAATTCTTTCGTCAAGTTTGATATTGTCATCTTCATTAACCCATTCGTAAAATTCAAAAGAAGTTTCTTTAATAAATTTTCGCGTTTCAAGGTTATGAAACTCAAAGTTTACAAGTCCATTCTTTAAATAGAATTGTAAGCAGGAAATCATGTAGTTATAAAACTTAATCCATTCCTTTGCATCCCATTCATCAAATAACATTCTCCCAAATTCATTAAGCGGTGTGTGCTTTGCGCTAAAATGGCTACTAAATTCCAATTCCCATTTTCTACGTTCAAAAGAACCACCGATACCTCCGATTGTGTAATTGGTAGTGATTATAATTTTCGGTGATTTTGACACTGGAACTTTTATAGCATCTTTATTTTTCTTTTCTAATGTAATCCCCTCAGTAATAACCGAAAAAAGGTTTTCAAACTTGAAGTTTTTATTTACATCATCAAATACCAGGATTTGAGTATCTGCTGAAACGGTTTGATATGGAAATGTTTTTTCAAAGCTAAATGACTTACCGTTTATATCTGATACCCTCTTTACTTTGCTTAGCGCATTCCAAAATATACCCTTACCACTCCCCCCGTTTGGGTTTTCGCTAATCGTTTCATCGTTTAAAATTATAGCTTTGTTATTAGCTGATGTTTTAAACGAGTGCATTAAGTACCCTATTGTAGATACTACTGACCGGTAACGCTCAATATCATTTGAAGATATAAGAGAAACAAACTTTTGAAAGTCACAGTCTAAATCGCTTTCATTTTTAAATTCATAGTCAATTATATGTTTCTTCCATACAAAACCACCCAAATCAATGTAATCAATAATCTCTTTACTTTTTGGCGTTACTTTAACAGCACAATTACGGAAATAAATATATCCGGTATCAATAGTATCTTCTTTAAATTCAACTCTGATATTATCAAGTAAGTTTAAATAGTCTTCTTTGAAGTACTTACTATTTGATGCTAGGAACTCATATACTTTAAACTCTGATATTTTAAGCAACTCATTAAGCACAAAATCTTTTAGTTTATCTTCAGTTGTATTGTCTATCAAATTATTTTCAACACGAATAAAAACGAATCCATCCGCTCCATCTGGGTAGTACTTATAAAATCCATTTGATTCAAGCCATCTTTTGTAAGAGTAGCTATCAATAACAACATATCCTTTCTTTGAAATTTTCCAAAAGTCATTTACTGAAACAGTTTCTTTTATTTCATCGAAAGACCATTTTTCGAGTTGCGGAATAGTTTGTTTTAGATCTTCAAGTGTTTTACCTGATTTAATCTCTTTTTTTACATATTCTAGGCTATCGTTATCCTCGAAGTATTTCATGCCAAAATTGGCACTTCCTTTGGAATAAGCGGAGGTTATTGTCCTATCTATTTCATTCTGATTAAAGTCATCCGCTTGAAATTGATAGCAGAAACGTGAAGCCTCTAGTTTTGAAATTCCATAATCGCTAAATGCAGAAGCCAATATAAATAGGTTTGCATTTCTTTGCCCTTTCTCAAATGAATGTTCCTTTAAAAACCACTTATAAAGCCTATTAATAATCTCATTTTCATTGGTAAGTTTTAAAGAAGGTGCTTTATCAATATAACTGTAAGACTGAAACTCTTTTTTAGTGGTCCAAGTTAATGCCTTTTTATTGATAAATAAATCAGGGTCGTATGATTCAAAGCATATCCGGCTAATGTTCTTTGACGTTATATCAAAATGGCTGTTATTGTAATACTCAGCAAGTGAATCAAAATAAAGTTTATGGTTTTCAATTTCAGTAGGTATTTTTACCAATAACTTAAACCCGTTA